ATTAGATAAGGTAGAGCCTTCCATTTTTGCTAAAAAAGAGTCTATGTGTGACAGTATTCTAGCTTTTATAACTTCATGCGTTTCTGTATCATATTTAGACAACTAGCTCCACCCCCTCATTGTAGACTGTATCTACATTAATTCTTAATTTTAGATTATCTTCGCTAAAATTAGAATCAATTATATTTATATTTTTTATATATTCATTAACAGATAATGCCTCTCTTATGTATCTAATAGCCTCAGACTCTGTATATCCTTTAGTATATTTGTCGCCTACAAGCTCCTCAAGCTCTGTTCCATAATCAGTAGAAAAAATTGGATATCTATATCTAGCAATTTTTATAACTTTATAGATCCAAACCTTAAGAGCTTCGTCTCCTTCAACTATTACATAGTCTTTAGTCTTTTCATCTACTAAAGGCTTGTCTCTTAAATAGTCCCAAGCTATTTCTTTAAACATCTCAAGAGAATCATCTTTATGATTTTCTTCCTCAATAATAAAAGGATATAAATCATTTGCCATTTATACCCTCACCACCTTATCAATTATTATGAATTTTTCTCCGACTAGTAACATTACTACATTGTCACCAGCATTTATTTTATACTTATATTTATTCTCAAAAGTCATTTTAGTATCAAGAGCATCTTTCAAATATCCACATATCATCAAGTCGTCTTTATCTAAAATCATATTTTTACACTTAACTTCAAATGGAGCTACAGATTTTACACTCCCTAAGAATATTTTTTCTTCTTTTGCACTTTCGATAAGTCCTTTCATCAGACTTGCAAGCTCAATCATAGGATCATTATTTTTCATCTCATCCTCCTATAAAAATCTTCTGGCATTGTGATAGTCGCCCCTACTGCTTAATTTACTTATTCTAACTACATCATTGCTTTTTGGTGCATGAATAAATTCTCCATTGCCAACATACATCCCAACGTGATGTACACCGTTTTTATTTGCAAAGAATACACAGTCTCCTGGCTGTAAAGCATTTTTAGATACTGATTGACCATAATTAGACTGTTCTCTTGAAGTCCTTGGAATTGATTTGCCCATTTGTCTAGCTACCCAATAGATTAGTCCACTACAATCAAAGCTAGAAGGACCAGTTGCACCCCATTTATACGGCTTACCTAACTGAGATTTTGCTAGAGTAACTGCTCTACTATTTCCGCCTCCAGAAGAACTATATCCAGTACCATCTCCAATTATTGCCTCTCCGTATTTCTTGCCCCAGGCATCACATTCTTTTTTAGAGTTCATTAGTAGGTCAAAGTGATAAACTCCATTGACTATATTGATTTTACCACCTCTATCATTTACACGATAAGTCTGTCCATCTCTTCCTGTTCCCGTTCCTACTATCTGAATATTAGTGTTAAAAGGAACACTTTTAGGAGCTGCACACGTCTTCTTACTGTAGTCAATCCTTTCTCCATTAGCTGCAGTTGGTCCACCTCCAATGGCTCCCTCTTCCTTTGGACAGTATGCAGTGAATAGAGCCTTAACTCTTTTTCCGTTTAATACTCCACCACCAGATGCTCCATCAGCAGTTTCTTCTTTGCCATCTTCGGCTTTTTCGTCCATTATATTCTCAAAATTTAAAGTTAAATTGACTTCATGTAGTCCATTTGAATAGTCATGTGTGTCTGAATCTATGTAGAATTTTCCAACAAGCCCAGAGCCCGTATCTTTAACCATTACTGCATTTCCTGTAACACACGTTCCATCCATTACTAGTCCTTTTATGCTGCATTTCTTATCTACATCTTTTAACTTAGCATTAATATCTTCTGTAGATGCTCCATTTTCCTTTTGCTCAACAACCTCTTGAATTATTCCATAGACTTCCTGGAGCTCTTTCTTATCCTTTATATCTACCTTGTTTCCATTTCCATCAGTAATCAATACACGATTGACTATATTCTCAGCACTCATGGAATATTCAGCACTTGTTAGGTTCTTATCCTCTTCAAAGCTAACTTTTAGTACTGTAACACCCTTTTCTATAACAGATACCTTCTGTCTAGTTACTACTATCATATATTTTTTACCACTAGCTTTGGCTTCCTCTGTGTAGGCCGTCATTATAATATCGTAAATAGATTTATTGACAAATACTTTACTCATCTTTACTTTAGATTTTGCAAATTCTCCATAAGCAAAACCATTTTCTTTTAAGACTATTTGAGCTATTTCAGCTGCAGTTTTGTCTTTAAAATTATATGAATACTTGCTTTTAGTTAATCTCCAACCTTCATCTAATGCTGTATATTTCATAGTCTTGTCAGAAGTCTTAGTAACTCCTAATACTTTTCCTCTGAATACTTCTTTATCGGCATCATATAACTTTGCTAAATTCCCTGGCTCTATGTTAAATTTGCTTCTTACTACACTAAATTCACATTTTCGCCCTGCTGCTTTTAAATCTCCACTAGTATTTACAAACTCCAATATTCCATTTATGTCATATTTACTTCCATCTTTTTTCTCTATTACCATTCCAACTTTTTTTAGCATTTAAGGGATCACCAACTTCCATCCATCTATTATTAAGTTCGGATTTTTGACTTTGTCCTTATTTGCGTTGGCTATCTTCATGTATTTGCTTCCATCTCCATAGTATTTTTTGGCTAAT